TGTTCGTGACCCATGGTTCTCACCTGCTGGTTTCAATCGTGGTAACTTAAAGAATGTTGTTAAGTTAGCATGGAATCCTAATAAGACACAAAGAGATTCTTTGTATTCTGTTGGTATTAATCCAGTTGGAACTTTCCCAGGACAAGGAACAGTTCTATATGGTGACAAGACTTTACAAAGTAAACCATCCGCATTTGACCGTATCAATGTCCGTAGATTGTTTGTCGTATTAGAAAAAACAATTTCTCAAGCTGCTAAGTTTTCATTGTTTGAATTCAATGATGAATTTACCCGTGCTCAATTTGTGGCATTGGTGACTCCATTCTTGCGTGATATACAAGGTCGCCGTGGTATCTATGACTACCGTGTTGTTTGTGATTCTACAAATAATACACCTCAAGTGATTGATTCAAATCAGTTTGTTGGAGATATTTACATTAAGCCTGCTCGGTCAATCAACTTCATTCAGTTGAACTTTGTTGCCGTCAGAACTGGTGTTGATTTCACAGAAGTCGTTGGTAGGTTCTAATAAATAATTCAACGATATAGGAGAAAACAATGGCATTCAACGTAGCAGAATTTAGAGCGAATATGATTGGAGACGGAGCCCGTCCCAATCTGTTTCAGGTTTCGTTAAATTTTCCAACAGTTGCAACCAACGGTATAGCATCAAGCCAAAAAGCATCATTCATGGCCAAAACTGCTCAATTACCTGGTTCAACTCTTGGTACTGTAACCACACATTATTTTGGTCGTGAACTAAAATTTGTTGGTAACAGAACTTTTACCGATTGGACAATAAACATTATAAATGACGAAGATTTTTCAATCCGTAATTCTATGGAATCATGGATGAATGCAATCAACAGTCATGCTAGTAATGTTCGTAACGCTGGCGCTAAAAGTCCAGCCGGTTATACTGTTGACGCACAGGTCACACAATATGGCAAAACTGGCGACACCTTGAAAGTATATAATTTTGTTGGTATGTTCCCTGTAGATATGGCCCCAATTGATTTATCTTGGGACTCAAATGACTCCATTGAAGAATATTCGGTTACATTCGCATATCAATGGTGGGAAACAAATACAACAACTTAACTTATTTTATTTTACGAAGGGGATTTCGGTTCCCTTCATTATGTTTTTTTGATTTGGACTAAAATACTATGGAAAAAAAATTCTCTCTTTTTGGATTTACAATTGCACGGGACAAGCAAGAAGATGACCAGGCCGTGCAACAATCCTTTACGCCACCAGGAAATGAAGATGGCGCATTAACTATTACCTCTGCCGCTTATTATGGAACTTATGTTGACCTAGACGGCACAGCCAAAAATGATGTAGAACTAATTTCAAGATATCGTGAAATGGCAATGCAGCCAGAGATTGAATCTGCCATTGATGATATTGTCAATGAAGCTATTTGCCACGATGATGATGGTAAAAGTATTCAACTGGTCTTAGATAATTTAGACCAACCAGAAAAAATTAAAAATGCCATCAAAGGTGAGTTTCAAACGGTGCTCCGTTTATTAAACTACAAAGATATGGCACAAGATATATTTCGTAGATTCTATGTAGATGGTAGAATGTATTACCATATTATTGTGGATCAAAAAGCACCAATGGAGGGTATTAAAGAATTAAGATACATTGATCCAAGAAAACTCCGTAAAGTTCGTGAAATGAAGAAAACAAAGGACGATAGGACTGGTGTAGAGGTCATGAGAGTTATCAATGAGTATTACATCTATAATGATAAGGTCACCACAGGCACTTCTAGTAACTTTGGACCAGTAGGTATTCGTATTACTACAGACTCTATTGTTTCTGTAGTATCAGGCCTAATGGATTCACGCCGTGCTGTGGTATTATCATATCTACATAAAGCAATTAAGCCACTCAACCAATTAAGGATGATTGAAGATGCTACTGTCATATATAGAATTTCTAGGGCTCCTGAGCGTAGGATTTTTTATATTGATGTGGGTAATCTACCGAAATTAAAGGCAGAACAATACCTCCGTGATATCATGGTCAAGTATAAAAACAAGCTTGTCTATGATGCCAACACAGGTGAAGTTCGTGATGACCGTAAGTTTTTATCAATGATGGAAGACTTTTGGTTGCCTCGCCGTGAAGGTGGTAAAGGCACAGAGATTACAACATTACCAGGTGGTCAAAATCTAGGTGAGTTGGAAGATGTTAAATACTTTGAAAAGAAATTATACAAAGCACTCTGTGTGCCTGTTTCAAGGTTAAATCCAGAGACTTCAGGTTTTTCTTTAGGTCGTTCAAATGAAATTACCCGTGACGAATTAAAATTTGCCAAGTTTGTTGACCGATTAAGAAGTAAGTTTGCAACATTATTTGACCAAGCTCTCCGTATTCAATGTGTATTAAAAGGTATTTGTACTGATTCTGAATGGGAACAATTCAAAGAATATATACATTACGACTACATTAAAGATAATAACTTTAGTGAACTTAAAGATGCCGAATTAATGACAAATCGTTTATCATTATTAGGTGCTGTAGACCCATATACAGGTAGATACTTCTCACAGTCTTGGATTCAAAGAAATGTTCTGCGCTTGACTGATGATGATATTGGTGAAATGCAGAAAGAAATGGATTTAGAGAAGAAGGATGGACTTGGATTACCAGTTGGAGTTACAAACGATGTGGCTCAACAACAGATGATGTCTCAGATACCACAACAACCAGGCAATCCAGTAGACCAAGAACATGAAGCAAAAATGGCAACTCAACAGGCTAATGCTCAAGAAAAGAAAGCTACCAAAGAAGAAATAAGTAATACTTTATTGAAACTAAAAAGAATTTTATAAATATATTAACCACCAATTGGAGACAACATGACAGACGCAACTAGACAAATTATAGATTATGCACAGAACGATAATGGTGTTGAATTTCGTAACGCATTATATGCTACCATTCATGATAAAGTAACAACACATTTGGCTGCGGCAAAGCAAGCTGTAGCACAAAATTTAATTGGTCAAGACGAAGAAGAAGAAGAAGAGCAGTATGACGAAGGCGACGAAGGCGAAGAAGAAATTGAAAACACTTAAAGAATTTTATTCTAGTAATCTTAGTGAGCGCCATAACTCTATGGATCCTCCAGCTGTTTTGATTATGAAAAGACAATCAATCAGGTTGTTTCCTGATGGTCAAAAAGTGGCATTATATTATGTGGAAAAGATTAATAAATATGTAACAGTACCTTACAATTCTTTACAGGTGTTTTCACCAGAAGAAACAGAAAAATAGGATAAAAAATGGCAATTGCAAATAGCGTACAAATTTTAGTTGATACCAATAAACGCACAGTAATTAAGCGTGTTGGTGTACTTGATTCCGATGAAAACACAACAGTCATTATTGAACCATTGAAACTGTTTGGAGCTTTGAATGCTAATGGTGCTTATTATCAAACTGGTAATACTACACCAGCAGGATTAGCAAATTCAGCATTTACTATTTCTAGAGTTCTTGCTTCTGTTGATGCTGAAGTTGGTCATATACAGTTACTATGGCAAGGTACAACAGCTTCTCAAACAATTTATGCTCTTGGTGTTGGAACTACTGATACAAATCCTCAATATCAATTTCCTGCAATTACAAACAATGCAATAGGTCCTACAGGTAACGTAACCATTAAAACTGTTGGTACAACTACTAATGCGGCATACACAGTTATTATTGAGTTACATAAAAATGGTACTTATTATGATTCAGGTCAATTGACCGATCCAGCAGCATTTAACTATGGTGCATATTCAATACGTCCATAATGAAAGATATTGTTGAAAATATTTTATCAAATAAATTAATAGATGCTCAAAGCCTATTAGAAAATAAGATATATGAAATATTAGAAGATAAATTAACCGAGATTAAAGCTCGGATGGCATTAGAAATGTTTGATTTGGATGAAGGTAATATCCAAAAAATGGGTCGTACCAAATTAGTTAAGGTTCGTATTCGTGGTGGTAAAGTTCAAAGACGTAAAAAGGTATCTGGTGTACAAGGTTATACGATGCGAGGCGGAAGAATGATTCGTATGTCTCCACAAGAGCGTAGAAACCGTAAAATGGCAGCAAGAAAGTCAAAGTTTAAGAGGCGTGCTAAATTAGGACAAGCACTAAGAAAAAGAAAAATGTCTTTACGCAGAAGAGGCTCACTAGGATTATAATATGAAACTCATTAAAGAAATAAACGATAATGTAAACTATACCTACTTAGAAGAAGCTAATGGTAAAAAATGTTTGCATATTGAGGGACCTTTTTTGGTTGCTGAAACTAAAAACAAGAATGGTCGTCTATATGAATTTAATACAATGAAGAAAGAAGTAGACCGTTACACTAGTGAATACATTAATAAAAGCCGTGCATTTGGTGAATTAGGACACCCTGAATCTCCTTCTATTAACCTTGACCGTGTATCACACATGATTGTAGGATTAAAAGAAGAAGGTAACCAATGGATTGGCAAAGCAAAAATATTAGATACACCAATGGGAAACATTGCACGAAGCTTAATTGAAGGTGGTGCTCAATTAGGTGTATCTTCAAGAGGCATGGGTTCATTGAAGAACGTCAATGGCGTTAATGTAGTTCAACCCGATTTTTATCTAGCCACAGCGGCAGATATTGTAGCAGACCCTTCCGCGCCTGGCGCTTTTGTACAGGGTATTATGGAAGGTAAAGAGTGGATGTTAGTCAATGGTGTTTGGACAGAACAATATATTGAAGAAGCTAAGAGAGAAATCAAAAAAGCTTCACAAAAAGATATTGAAAAAGTAAGTCTACGCATATTTGAGAACTTCATGAAAAAACTTTAATTATAAATATCCAATAAATCAAGGAGATTTTCAAAATGTCAAAATTTAATTTATCTGAAGCCGCTAAAGATATTCTTTTAGGCGAAGATTCAAAATCAATTCAAGCATCTACTACTTCTGGTAAAAGACCTGAAGGCGGTAGATTACCTACATCCGTAGGATATGGTATGGGTGATGCTGGTAAAATTGGTGATTCACCAAACTCAAACAAAGACGAACTACCTGCCTACACAAAAGGTGTTCCATCTGCCACTCCTCCTGGTGCTACTCCTCCTGTAAGCGCAGAACCAATGAAGAAGTTAAAGCCACAACCACAGAATGATAGAAATGCTGACCAAGGTGATGCTGAAGGTTCACAAGATTCTTATGATACTATTCGTGACCGTAAAAAAGGTATGACACCAAAGCAAACTATGCAATCAAATCCAGGTGCCACATTCCAATCTTATGGTGAAGAAACTGAATCAGACGAAGAAGTTATCTATGAAGCTGAAGAAGAACATGAAGATGAAGCAGCAGATAAAGCATTGATTAAAAAAGAACTCAAAAAAGAAAAGATGAAGGAAAAGATGAAAGAAGATATCGATGCATTAATGTCTGGTGAAAATCTTTCTGAAGAATTTGTTACCAAAGCATCTACAATTTTTGAAGCTGCCGTTATTGCTCGTGCTGAAGAAGTTATTGCTGAAGCCGAAGAGCATTTAATTGAACAGTTTGAAGCTGCTGTAGAAGAAATCAAAGAAGATTTAGCTGCCAAAGTTGATGGTTACCTAAACTATATGGTAGAAGAATGGATTAAAGACAATGAAATCGCAATTGAAAAAGGTCTCCGTGCCGAAATCGTTGAAGATTTTATCACTGGTCTAAAAGGTCTATTCGAAGAACACTACATTGATATACCAGAAGATAAAGTGGATGTTATTGGTGAACTCACAGAAAAAGTTGATGAACTTGAGTCAGCATTAAACGAACAAATCAATCGTGGTATTGAACTATCACAAGCATTAAACGAACAGAAAAAAATTGAGGCTATCTACACAGCGTGTGAAGGCCTGTCGCAAACCCAAGTAGAAAAATTAAAATCACTCGCAGAGGGTGTGGAATTTACTACCGAAGAAGAATTTGTAACTAAAATGGAAACTTTGAAAGAATCATATTTCAAATCCGATGTTAAAGTTGCAAGTACTGCCGCTCTAGATGATGAAGTCCATATCGAAGATGAGAAGAAGCCAAGTACTTCCGCTGATCCAATGATGGATATTTACTCAAAAACCATTTCACAAACTTTGAAATAAAAGGACAATAAAATGTATTTAACAGAAGAATTACAGAAAAAATGGCAGCCAGTTCTGGAACATCCAGAATTAGAAGCCATCAAAGATCCATACAAGAAAGCTGTTACAGCTG